AGTGGCTCATGGGGTATCCGGCAGGGTACACAGACTTAAAGCATTGGGAAATTCTATCGTCCCGAAAATCGTCCAAGAAATCGGCAACGCCATCATCCAAGCCGAAAAAGAAAAAGACTTAGAAATATTAGATGAAAGGAATGGGTTTTAATGGAAAAAAATATAAAAATGGAAAGATATTGGTGTATGCCTAGTCATAAAACATTTTCAATTAAACCTTTTAAAAAGTTATTAAAAGATGAATTAGATAATGACTACATAGATCCTTTTTTACACCCATATAAACAAGACGCTATTGAATATCTTGAAATAATTGATAACTCATCTATAACTAATTTAGTTTTTGATCCACCTTACTCTCAAAGACAATTAAAAGAAATGTATTCTAGTAATGGTTTATCTTTTAATCATCCAATGAATAATAGTTATTGGTCTAATTGTAAAAAAGAAATATCAAGGATTATAAAACCTGGTGGAAAGGTAATTTCTTTTGGTTGGAATAGCAATGGAATAGGAAAAAAATACGGATTTGAAATAATTAAAATTGTTATTGTAGCTCATGGGAGTCAACATAATGACACGATAGCCACAGTTGAGGTTAAAAATGAAAAAAACTAAAAAATTAATAGAACTGCCTAAATTAAAACAAGATGTTATTAAGTATATCTATACATCCTATAACAAATATAATGGATTAGTTGACACAATTTTAGAAAGGAAAAGAAAAGAAATGTTAATTGAAAAAGAAAACGAAGAATACCTAAAGGAACTAAAAGATAAACTATGAAATGGAATAAACTTTATAATTATCCACCTTGTACACGGAGTACAACAGATGGACTTAGAACTTATGACATTGGTAAAGAAAAGTTACCAAGTGTTACAACGATATTAAAAGCTACGGAATCTGAGGAAAAGAAGGAGTCATTGGCTAGATGGATGGCGAAAGTAGGCGAAATTGAGGCAGAAAAAATAAGACACGAATCTGCAGCTCGGGGTACCAACATGCACTTGCATTTAGAAAAACACATATTAGGTGATGGACATTTAGATTTAACACCAGAAGGTGAGATTGCAAAAGCTATGGCTGATACAATCATTGAGAAAGGATTAAAAGATATAGGTGAGGTATGGGGATCAGAGGTAACCCTACACTATCCTGGTAAATATGCAGGACAAACAGATTTGGTTGGCGTTTATGACTTTGAAGATTCTATAATTGACTTCAAACAGTCTAATAAACCTAAACAAAGACAATGGATTGCAGACTATTTTATGCAGTTAGGGGCTTATGCTCTTGCTCATAATGAAGTTTACAATACAAATATAACTCAGGGTGTAATACTGATGTGCACTCCAGATAATTATTTTCAGAAATTTTCTGTTAATGGTAAAGAGTTTGTTGAATATCAAAATCAGTTTTTAGAAAGGGTAGAAAAATACTATGAACAAAGAAATAGTAAATGAAATAATAAAACGACAGTATACTATCATGATGGAAGAAGAAAAGTCATTAAGAAAGTTACTACAAGCTGAAACTAATTTAGCGCCAGTAGATCAATTAGACGGACTTTATGGTAGAATTGAGCAGCATCTTGGTATAATATCTCATGCGCAAAATAAGATAATATTATTACAGGAGGTGGCTGAACAATATGAGTAGTGTGCGAGTGATTACGGAAATTGAAACAAGAGAAAAACAAAAGCTACAAGAACCAGGAGACAAGGGACCAGGACCAAGCGACATGGGCAAAGGGACAATTTATTGCAGGTCAAAAAATTGTAACAACCATTTATATGGCTGGACAAGTAGTGTAGACTCAAGATATTGTATAGATTGTCTTGGATAGTGTGATATATATGTCACACTTTTACAGAAAAGTGAGGTTTTGCAATGGTCATCACCTCCCTATAGTAATTTGAGAATACACAAATTAGCAAAAAGGGTTTTTCAAAATAGAGGTGATCTGGGGTTGAGGTGATCAGCGTTGGTAATCAACACTTCTAGAGCATACAGGGGCTGCGGGGAACTTTTGGTTCCAAAATCTAGTAAAAAATCTGTAGAAAAACTATAGGGGTTGATATATGATCGGAAGAAACAAAAATTGGACTACTCAATCAGATTGGATGAAGGAGTTTAATAAAAAACATAACCCGGATTTATATGGCCAGACAACCGAAGAGAAGAAAACCAAGAAGAAGAAAACAAGTAGTACCAAGTCAACCAAGCGACATCCCATATTCAAAGTACAGGATTGAGTGGGTTGATGCGTTCTCCGATTCGGGCTGGGCTGACGACAGAGAATTTGGTAAAATGAAATTAGCTAAACCTGTTAACGAAGGTTGGGTCTTTTCTAAAGACGATAACTCAGTAAAAATATTTGCATCATACGATAAAGATCCCTCTACAAATGAAATAACATTTGGTGATAGAACTATGATCCCGACTTCCTGGATTGTTAAGATGATTAAATTAAGCTAAAGGTAATTTAGGTTTAATATCTTTAGGGTCTTTATTAGATTCTTCTTTTACTTCTATAATTCTAGAATTGTCATCTACGATATTTGCAATCCTATTATCTAATTCTTCTTCACTTAAATCTTCTATTTTACCTGTTCTGACTATCTTCTGTTCAATGTATAAGCCACCTACTTGTCCTCTTGCTTTTTCAGCAATAGTAGCAGCTGAGAATGATCTAGCTTTTAATGCTTCATCTCTAATTCTACCGAGCTCTGTTAAATGGCCACCATAATTAACACCGTATTTTTTATTACGTTCTTCTTTTAATTCTCCTATGTATTTAACTACATGAGGGTATAATTTAGGGTTTTGTAATTGACTTGCTTGTGATCTGGCTGTGTCTTTAGAATATCCAGCTTCAATAGCACATTCATACGCAAATTTACGACCTTCAAAATATATTAATAACTCTGCAAATTTCATTTGCATAGGGGTAAGTCTTGATGGTAATCCAGGTTTTTTCTTTTGTTCTGTCTCCATAATTGACAATATAGATATAATGTCTTATAAAGTCAAATATGAAAGATAAACGTACTTACGACAAGTTTAAAGATTACAGTAGCGATATTTCTTACGAAAATGAGTTTAAATACTCTATAGATGAGGATAGAGGTGCAAGTGATCTTACCTTACAAATCGAAATGTTAACCAAACAAAAAAAACTATTACAAGAAAAGTGCCGACAGGCAGGACAAACTATTGAGGGATTAACAAAAGAACTAGATAGATTGTCTGAAGAGAATAATAACTTAAGAACAATGATGGGAAAATTATAATGTTGAAGGGTAGAGATTTAATGCCAATCTTAGAAAGATTTTTAGGACCAAAGATGAAAGCAAGTGTAGCCCAAGATGCTCGTGTACAGATAAGAACACCAGACGGAAGACATTTTGACATACAGTCTATTAATTTAGTTGAAAATAAAATTTTAGGTGCTAGAGAGACCCACCGTTTAGTGATTTCAACACATGAAGAAGTGGCAACGATGGGTAAACCAAAGCTAGTTTTGTAAACAGTTGTTTAGGTCATTAATTGATTAAACCTGAAACAAAATTATGGCATGATCTTAAAAAAATTACACCCACTATTTCGTGGACTAGACTTGAAAACACTAGCGTATTGGGTACTCCCGATCTATTGGGTTATAATACTTCTGGCACCTTTTTCACTGTTGAGCTCAAGTTAACATCCCTAAACAAAATTACCTTCTCACCACATCAAATTAGCTTCCATTTAAGACATCCACAGAACAGTTTTATCCTTGCCAGGCACAGGACTCATGGTGCCTGCAAAATGTTTTCAGGATCTAGTATCCTGGATCTTGTTGCTTGTGGCTTTAAATTAGATAGTGCTTGCTGCTTGTCGCTTGATGCTTGCAGCTCATATCTTGATAGCTTGTAGCTTGTTGCTTGTAGCTTCTTGGCTTGTTGCTTGTTGCTTCTTTAGAATCATTCTAATCTGTTTTTTACAGCTTGTTGCTTGTTGCTTATAACCATTATCAAGCAACCACTGAAAGTGGAGCTTTAATATATTGAGGCCGTAGCCCTCGAGCTGCCGGCTCATTAATGTTTACCATAACTGACGTTCTTGACGTCTTTATTCCAACAAGCTCGACAATCTAAACACTTCCCACCCTGAGAAGGTGCCAGGCAGCTGGCGCTTCCATCAGTGACCACCGTTGAACTATGGGACCAGGCGTTGCCTGCTGTGCCATTAACCTTCGCAGCTGATAGTCTTATAATTAAATTTTTGGGCACGTTTCCAGGATCTGGCAAGTATTGCCGTTCTTGAGTCGGCAGCCAGTGCTGCGTGTCGGGGGTGAGCTTGCATACTTCTATAATTTTTTGCATATGCTCTGAGCTCTGGACGTCTCCGGCATCATGCCACCTGAACCACTTCTGGCGCTTAATCTGTGCAGCCATGGCTTCGACCCATAATGGATGATCAATTGCATCCAGGCGCCTGTACTGAGCTGCTTTAATTGCAGGGTATCTTGTATAATTACCTTTTAAAGCATAACAGCCAAAGCAAGGAGAGCCAGGAATTTTCCTGAGCTTGCTGCCTGTTTGACAAGCCCACGCCGGCAAGCTGTAACTCAGGCCGGGCATCTTGCTGGTCCTGGTCAATGACTGAGTTATTTTTTTTGCGTCTTTTACTTTCATAATATCCTTTCTTTTACTATCTTATAAAGTCTTATAATTAAATTGTCAAGTAGCCCCAGCAGCTGCTTGTAGCTTGTTGCTTCCTGGCTTGTTGCTTGTTGCTTGTAGCTTATTTTTTTTCTTAATTTTAAACACAACCTACAGTAGCATTCCGGGTGGTACTGATAATAAG